GCCCTTCGACCTTTCAGCCATTCCCGAGACGGCGGCCTGTATCCGGATTCGCCGGAGTCGATAGGCTCTACGCGCATGATGTACGGGCGGGTCAAAACCAAAACAAACTCGCCTGCCCTTCGTTCCGCAGAATGTCCCTCTCCAACCGTGCGATATGCTTCTCCAGCGCGTCGACCTTTGACGCTAGGGAACGATACTCCGAGGAGTACTTATACGTTTTTTCAAGTTGCGGTTGAAGTTCTTCGAGTTCGGCCTTGAGCGCGGCAAGTTCGTGTCGTTTGTCGATCATTTTCCACCATCACTTTCTTCAAACAAGGTAAAAATTACCCTCCACATTGGTCAGATTGGTCAGATTTGTAATCATTACAATTTAGTTTTTGGTGTTGATTTCTGGGCGGGACAATCGGGACAATCGGGACAGGTTATAAATAACCTGTCCCGTCCCGTCCCGCTAATCCCCAACGCCTCGGGACAAATGTCCCGTTGTGTCCCGTCCCGTCCCGTGTCCCGATTATCAAACAAAAAGTTTTCAATCCTCATTTTTATAACTTACTCTTATGCCCATCAGACGCGTGGCGAATATCTGTTCGTCCACCCCGGCGAGAGGTCCGGCTGGGAAATATGTCTTCCCGTCGTCGGACGGTCGGACATACTCGATGCTGATGAGCTTTTCCTGTATCCGCTGGAATGCCTTTTTCCTGCGCTCCTGCTGTTTCTTTTCATCCTCGTCATCGTTGGCCGGCATGAGCTTGTAAAACTCCTTACGCCATGCCTCGGTTGCAACACCGTTGAACCGTCCTTCCTCAAGCCTGCCGTAGGTTTCAGCTGCTATCCGAAATGATTTCAGGCCGATCTGCTGCACCTCATTGAGCTTCGGTCCCTTCGGTGAATCGGGTTCAGGCTCCTCCCCCTTCACCACAACAGCGCTCGTAACCGGCTCGCCATCATCGTCGTACCACCCAGGGATTTCTACCCCTTTCTGGAGACGCACCCAGACCGGTTCGGGTTCTGCGCCATCCTTCATCTTCCGGCAGATCAGCTGCAGGTCTTCCTTGTTCGGCCTCATGGCTACGGACAGTTCCATGTTCAACGCCCCCTTCCACGCGGAGGAACCCCGCGCCCTGTGCTGTGCCTCGTCTGATACACCGGTATGGTGGACCAGCAGAACAGAGCATCCGTATTCGTACTGGAGTCCGGCACAGGCGTCCACCATGATCTTTGCGTCTTGCGCGGAGTTCTCGTCGCCGGACAGGAACCTGTGCAAAGTGTCCACCACGATCAGAACAGGTTTTCTTCCTATAGCGTCGATGTGGCTCTTCACCTTCAGATACCCTTCGGGAGTGTTCAGGTCGCAGCCCGACGCTGAAATGAACAGGTCCACGTCGTCGGGTTTTACTTCGTAATACTGGAGCCATGCAGCCACCCTGGCACGCAGGCCGTGATGCCCTTCTCCTGCGAGGTAGACCACCATGCCGCGCTTCGTCGGAAGTCCCTCCCATGCAACCATGGAGTCGCTGCACGCAATTCCCATGCACCAGTTCAAGACGACGAACGTCTTTCCGCATCCTGACGGACCATGCACCATACAGAGGGCGTTGGCCGGAATCCACCCCTTTATGAGCCACGGGATGGGCGCCGGTACCGTGGCGAAATCCTTGACTGAGATAAGCCAGCCCTCCAAAGGCGGGGCGAGTAACGTTCTGACATCGCCGCCCTTCTGGAAATAATCGTTCACGTCGTCGCCGACGTCCGGCGGCATGACGAAACGTGCTCCGTGTTTTTCACACGCGCGACGCGCCATCTTCTCTCCCATGCCGGAGGCGTCGTTGTCGGCGACTACCACGATTTCGGATAACTGGCCGCGCTTGTCCCGAACCTTGCCCGTTGCCTCTACCAGGTTGTGGCAGGAAAACGCCACGACAACGGGCTTGCCTGTTATCTCGTGGATCGTGGCGGCGGTGGCGAAGCCCTCGGCAATGTAAATGGGCGACTCGGATTCATCGCCCAAAAAATAAACGTTGCCTCCGGCCTCGCCGCCCTGGTGGAATTGTTTCTTCCCGTCGGAGTCGATGTATTGGATGGTCTTGATGTCGCCGTCCATGGTGCAGGCGGGAATCATCAGCTTCCCTTCGCCTGACACCTTGATGCCGTGGGGCTGGACACCCTTCCGTTTCAGGTATGGATGCTCCGCAGTCGCAGGCGTTCCACCGTCCCATATCCGTTGAGCCGCCAGCGCCACAGCGTCGTGGAGTTTTTCTATCTCGGCGTCCCGTATGCGCTTAGCCTCTTCCACGTGGCGCTTCCGGGCCTCTAACTCGTCGAAGGTTAACGAGCGACCTATCTCAGCCGTCCACGGCTGGTTGATGTCGTCGCGCCAGTCGCCGAACCGCCCCGCCGGTATCCCGTCTGAGAAGGCCACATACCAGCCGGTCTTGTCACGTTTTTGACCGGACCGGAAGCGGTGGATCTTTCCGTCGAGAAAGACCTGTTCCGGAGGCTCAAGCCCTGCGTCTGAAATAGCCTCGATCAGCTGGTCCTCCGGCGGGTCGATCCGTTGAGGCGGTGCCGTCCATGGTCCATTAAAAATCTTTGTCAAGTCTGCCAAGCAGTCACCTCCCTTTTTGCGGCTTCAAAACCGGCGCAAATGGCGACGCGGTATCCGCACTGTTCCAGGTATTCCTTCCAGTCCTCCTGCTCCGGTGAGATACGCCCCCCCTTTACACGCTTCATCTCGATGAACGTCCTCCACGCCGGAATAAAGAGGTCCGGAACTCCTTTGGACAGTCCCTCAACCTTCAGTTTTGCTGCCGTCGCCGGGTTGCGCCACCCGCCGTTGGGTATGGAAAAAATCCTCACGTCAGGGAACTTGCGCCGGAACCACTGCACGAACGTCCGCTGTTCCTCGTGCTCGGTGGGAATATGCTCCAGCAATGTCACTCCCATAGCCGCCCCGTCACCCGGTCGTACCGACCGTCCTTCTCCACGGAGATCATGGAGGGGGGGCGGGCACCGTTCAACACTTCTATCACCTCGTCAAGGTCATAGGGATTATTGATTTTTACTCCGCACCGCCTTTCAAGCGTTGAAATCAGGGACAGCGCCCTCTGCTCCGGATACCCTCCGTGGAGGAGAAGGACATATTCAATGACAGACTGCACTCCTGAGTAATACGTCACCGTGGCACACTCTTTGCCGGAGTTCGTCAGGTAGCGTCGCCATTGCCAGCCGTCCACGTTCAGGTACCGCTTCCTGTCCTCGCCCATAATGTCGTCGTTATGGAGCTTGAACTTCTTCGGCGGCGGCGGCGGAAACTCCCACCCGCAAGCGGGGCACACCCGAAGCGCGATAGGTACAAATTCCTGGCACCGCTCGCACACCTTCACCGGCGCCTCGCCGCGCTGCTCGCCTTTTTTACGTGGCGGAAGAAGTTCCGTTATCGGGCCGTGGCGCCGCACATTGCCAGCGAAGTCGAGATACAGGCAGTCCTGCGCGTTATCCTTCGGCCTCATGCCCCGACCTGACGATTGCACATAAAGGACTGTGCTTTCAGTCGGGCGGGCCATCACAATGACGTCTGTGTCAGGAGCGTCGAATCCGGTGGTCAGGACTGAGTTGTTTGTAACTACACGAACCTTCCCCGCCTTGAAGTCTTCCAACACCCTTGCCCGCTCGTCTGAAGGCGTCTCGCCGAGCACCGCTTCAGCCGTCTCGCCCTGGCGCCGGAACTCGTCCCGCAGTGCGTAGGCATGATTCACGCCGGCGCAGAACACAAGAATCGAGCGGCGCCCTTCCGCAATCTTTAACGTCTGGTCAACGATAGCGGCGTTGTTCTCCGCCGTGTTGATTTTCTTCTGCAGCGCCTCTTCGATGAAATCACCGCCGCGTTTGCCCACACCGTCCACGGATAGCAACAGGTCCATGCACTTGCTCCGGAGCGGAGCAAGATATCCTTCATCGATTAAATCCTTAAGTTTGACTGGTTCTATGATGTCGGAGAATATTGCCGGAGGGTCTGTTATCAATCCGTGTCCGAGCCGGTAGGGCGTTGCCGTCAGCCCGATGACTCTGAGTGCCGGGTTGATTTCGCGCAGGTCGTTAAGGAGGTTCCGGTATCCTCCCTGGTCCTTGTGGGAAATAAGGTGCGCTTCATCAACGATGGCCAAATCAACATGCCCGATGTCGCAGGCGCGTTTCCGAATGGACTGGATGCCCGCCACAGTGATTTGTTTTAATTCCTTCCGGTTCAGCCCAGCCGAGTAGATCCCCAGCGGGGCTTCCGGCCAGAGGTCAAGAATCCTTTCCGCGTCCTGTTCGAGAAGTTCCTTGACGTGGGACAGAATCAAAATCCGCTGGTCATCCCACGTCTGCACCGCGTCCCGGCAAATCTCGGCGAGGATGACGCTCTTCCCGGAGCCGGTCGGGAGCACGACGCACACATTCCCATCGTCATGCTCGCCGAACCAGCGGTAAATCTCGTTTACTGTGTGCTGCTGGTAGCCGCGCAGTTGCATGGCTCTGGCTCCTGTACCGTCTCCTGTGTCGGCTCTTGCTCTGGCACCGTATCAGGTTCATCAAACGGCCCGAACGTCTCGTCACATGCCTTCCACGTCCAGTCAATGATTTCACGGCTTCCGATCACGTTGGTATCTGGCTCGCCGTTCCGCACCATCTCGCCGTCTATCTCGTAGATGGCGGTAAACTCGTCATCGCTGTCGTGGATCTTCCAGGGAACGAGGTCCGGGTGGAGCACGTGCCCGGCGCACCCCTCTCGCTGTGCCTCGAACGGGATTTCAGCTCCACCGTACCGAGCGCACGTCCATTTGGAATCCTCCGTTGGCGTAGACAAGGCGCACGTCCGGCAGTTGATTTCCTTTGACATGTGGTGATCGTGGCAAAAATCATGAGCCGCGCAGAATTTGCATTGGTACCACGTAGAGTCTGTACTGATAGGTGGTGGCATCCTATCGGCGAGAGTTATGCGCTTGCCACGCTCTATCAGCCGTTGTGCTGCGTCAGCGTCGTACCGTACCCGCTCTGTGTAGATGCCGTCATTGTCCTTGCACACCGCAAAGTAGAGCGCCCTGTCAATTTTTGAGCCAGCCATATATATCTGCATCTGGCTCCAATGCTTAGGCTGAGATGCCTGCACGCCGTTTTTCACCAGGTCGTTGAATGACTTTAGGGAATGGGTTTTGCACTCCAGGATGTGTCTCTTCGTCGGAGCCTCTGGGACACCTTTTTCTATGATTCCGTCAATTGAGCCGGACACGTGCGCCCCGAAGCTGACCCGCGACTGTTCCCCCCCGGTGCTGTGGACCTCGCAGCCGATCTGCGTTAACCACGACACGATTTTTTTCTCCTCTTCCTGACCCCGCTGGAAGAGCCTCAATACACGCCCAGGGAAAGCCTCGATCACTGCCCATCTGAACGACAGCCACAACCACCGCTCACACTCATGTCCAAGGAGGGAGGCGCCCAGGTGCGGGCGCGGTCCCTCCTGATGTGACTCGTACTCTTTATCAATGAGTGAGGCAATGGTGTTCATGGGCTCCGGAAGAGCCGTCATTTCTTCCACGGCGGCGTGGCCGCCTTGACTGCTGGTGCCGTGGCTGTGGCTGGTTTCGTCGCCTTCGGCGCCTGCGGGAGGATAGTGCCGCCCTCCAGCGCCTTGAAGCCCCGGATGTCGTTCTGGTCCTCGTACTGGCCGGTCTTGTCCTTGCGGACGCCCACCTTCACCTGAAGCGCACCGCCTACGAGCTGGTCCGTGTCCTGAATGCGGTCCATCCCGAGGGAGCGGAGCAGGTCGCCGAACTGCTGCCGTCCGATGCGTTCAGCCTCGGAGGACGGGTTCTGGATGTTAAGATTCCCGAACACCACGCGCCCCTGGTGCGTCGGGCCGGTGATGTCGTAGCGGACCTTGATGTACTTCCCCCGCCCGTCCTTCGTGTCTTTGACGTCCGTCTCCGTTATGGATGCTGTGTACCATCCGGCGGGCAGGAGGTCATACCCCCCGCTTTCCGGAAGTTCGTCGAGCGTGATTTCCTGTTCAAGCAGTGCCATTACGCAACCTCCTCTTTAATCTCTTCAACAACAAATCCAACCTTCCCCGGCGTAGTGGTAATCGCGTCGCTGAAGAGTTTCGTGATGGTCTCGTCAGCACTCTTCCACGCCTTCGCGTCAATCTCCGGCTTCCACCTGAACAGGACGTCAATGTAGTCCGTCATGCCGTACGTGTCCGCGATTTTCCGGACTGCGACCGGATCAACCTTGCGGTTGAATTTCCTTGACGCCTTGATCTTGTACGGCCCGTCCTCCCAGGTTTTGCTTCCCTCCCAGTCGTCAGGGATGCCCTCGGCCATCTTTGCCTCCAATGCGTTCCGCAAGGCGCGGGTTTCGTCCTCACGCCTTTTCAGCTCCAACCACTGCGCGTATAGGCTATTCATTTGAACCTCCTATTTTTTTAATAACTTCTCCGAGGTCAGGTTCTTCCCATGGAGAGAGTTTTCCGGAGCGGTCCTTGGCGAGCCAGAGTCCGTCAGACTCGCACATCAGCGCCCGCTGCACCACCCCGTCCGTGTCGCGTTCGACGCGAAGAGCAAGGACCTCGTCGAAGAAATACGGCAACTGCTGCCCTACCTTGTTCCCCGGCAGAGACGGGTAATACAGCAACCGCCCCATCTCATCCTGAGTTTTTTCCATCTTTGCTGAGAAATAAACGTGCTTGCCGGGAAGATCCCGGAAAGCCCTGATCAGGTCAGTC